TAGAATTTCCTGATGAGCTACGGCGCATGGGGGCCCCGGACAAAATTAAATACGGGAGTGGGAAGTTAGCTCCGCAATCATATGACGCCTTTTATCAGTTTCCTCGTGGCGGCCCGCGGATCACGGGTCAATATATGCCGAGCGAGACAGGTGAGGACCAGTACGGGGTTAACATAGGGTATACCATTCCTTTTGAAGACGGTGGCGCTGTTCCAGAAGAAGCCGGGATTGGAAGTTTTTTATATGATGTAGTTACCGGTAAAGTACCTTCTGACAAGTACAACGCCATGCGAACCTCCGGCCGTATGGATGATCCTATGGCTCAAGCCATTTATGGCGAAGAGCCCACTTTTATGGAGCGATTGGTTAAAGAATATAACTATCCTGCCAACATCCCGATGCAAGACGAGCAGGGCTTCGCGATCATGGATCCGGAAACAGGCGGCCAAAAAATGATGATGGCTACGGATTTTAATCTACCTGAATATATGCGAACCGGTCGGCCCCGGCCAGACATGCCTACATACGGTGAGTTGGAAGATGCGCGGGCACATGCTTTGGCTTCTGCGCTAATGGCGAAAGACTATGGCCCAGAAACGGCGCTTAAAGCAGGAACGATTAAAGAGTTTTCAGAAATGCTTCCGTTACTTGGTTCCTCCAAGTACAAGGACGTTAAGATGGATACCCGAAATAATGCTTTTGGCATATCTTTGTTAAAGAAAGCGGGTATAAATGCTACTCCGCAACAATTAGCAAAAACCGTGGACCGCGAAGTTTTTTCCCAGCTTGATCGTATTTTAGGTCGTTCCGAGGAGCGTAGAAGCACTCCTGCGGAGAGTCAGCCATTTGCCAAGCATTATTTTAAGTCTCCGGAGGGTGGTTTAGATGTTTATTTTCCGCGGGACAAAGAGGGTTATTTTGACACCAGTTACATATATGACTGACCGCGGCCCACGGTTCTATGAAAATGCACCGGCCTATGGTAAGTTAGGCCTAGAGGAGATAACAGATGGCACGTAAACCAATTGGCGGTTTGATGGACAAGAATGTTCCTTCGCAGCTTGATCCGGAGGATTTAGCGGCGGAAGTAGAGCTTGAGGTTCCGGGCAGCATGGACAACGTCGTGTCTTTTGAGGGCATGGCGGAAGGCATGGACATTGAGATTTCTCCGGAGGAGGACGGTGGTGTAACCATTGATTTTGATCCGGAAGATCAGCGCGGCATGAACGACGATTTCTACGCCAACTTGGCGGAGGAGATGCCTGATCGTGAGCTTGACCGCATTGCTGGTGAGTTATTGGGTGAGTTTGACGCAAACAAGGCAGGAAGGCAGGATTGGGAAGATGCTTATGCAAACGGTCTTGAACTGCTTGGGTTCAACTACGAGGAGAGGACCCAGCCATTTAGAGGGGCTTCTGGGGTTACGCACCCGTTGCTTGCCGAGGCGGCTACGCAGTTTCAGGCGCAGGCGTTCAATGAGTTGTTGCCAGCCAGCGGCCCCGTGCGAACTGCTATTATGGGAAGCGAGACAAGAGAAAAGCAGCAGCAGTCGCAACGCGTAAGACATTTTATGAATTACTACATCACTAACGTGATGGAAGACTACACGCCGGACATGGATCAGATGTTGTTCTATTTACCGCTGGCGGGTAGTACCTTTAAGAAGGTGTATTACGATGAGACCTTGGGCCGTGCGGTAAGTAAGTTTATACCGGCGGAAAACTTGGTTGTACCGTATGAGACGGCAGATTTGGACACCTGTCCGAACATAACGCAGTCTATTCGGATGTCTTTAAACGATTTGCGGAAAAAGCAGGTCGCGGGCTTTTATTTGGATGTTCCGGTCATTCCGGCGCAGGCTGAGATGGACTCTGTCTCAGATGAGCTAGACCGGATAGATGGTATTTCATCTACGCAGATTGATTACGACTGCACCGTTTTAGAGTGTCATGTCGATCTGGATTTGGAAGGGTATGAGGAACTTGACGAGGACGGCGAGCCTACAGGTATTAAAGTACCATATGTTGTCACAATCAGTCAGGATAACGGGCAAGTCTTGTCTATTCGCCGGAATTACCGCGAGGATGACGAGTTAAAGCGCAAAATCCAGTATTTTGTGCATTATAAGTTCCTTCCGGGCTTTGGTTTTTATGGCTTGGGCCTCATTCATACTATTGGCGGTTTGTCACGAACCGCCACGGCGGCACTGCGACAGTTAATTGATGCTGGTACGTTGTCCAATCTCCCAGCGGGTTTCAAGGCCCGTGGGCTACGTATCCGGGATGATGATGATCCGTTGCAGCCCGGTGAGTTCCGTGACGTGGACGCACCCGGAGGGGCTATTCGTGACAGCCTGATGCCGTTGCCATTTAAGGGTCCTGACGGGACTTTGTTTAACCTGTTGGGGTTTGTGGTTCAAGCGGGTCAGCGGTTTGCCACGATTACGGACATGAAGGTCGGGGACGGTAACCAGCAGGCGGCAGTAGGTACAACTATTGCGATGCTGGAGCAGGGCTCTCGGGTGATGAGTGCTGTTCATAAGCGTATGCACTACGCTATGCGGCAGGAGTTTAAGATTTTAGCTCGGGTGATGAGCGAGAGCTTGCCACAGGAGTATCCGTATTCTGTAGAGGGCGCGGACGCCACGGTAATGCGGTCTGATTTTGATGATCGCGTAGATATCATACCGGTATCTGATCCGAATGTATTTAGTCAGGCGCAGCGCATTGCTTTGGCTCAGACTAAGTTGCAGTTAGCGGGGGCGGCTCCTGAGTTGCACAACATGTACGAGGTGTATCGGGACATGTACGACGCGCTTGGTGTGCGGGACGTGGACCGCATTATGAAGCGCATTCCTGATGATGAGCCGACTCCGAAGGATCCGGCGCAGGAGAACATCGACGTAATGGACATGGTGCCGTTACACGCTTTTGAGGGTCAGGAGCACGAGGCGCACATTATGGCGCACATGGTCTTTGGCTCTACTCCTATGGTGGGAAGTATGCCGACTATGGCTATGGCCTTGCAGAAGCACATTATGGAGCACGTAAAGATTGCGGCGCGTGAGCGGGCAGCGGTGCAGTTTATTCAGAGCCGTCAGCAGGCGGGCGGAGCGGCGGCCACTGAGGAAGAGATGTTGCAGATTGAAGGCTTGACGGCACAGTTTGTTGCGGAAGGTATGCAGATGGTCAAGCAGATGTCTGGTCAGATCTCTGGTGAAGGCCCTGATCCGTTGGTTCAGCTTAAAGAGCAGGAGCTTCAGATCAAGGCGCAGGCCGAGCAGGCGGATGCACAGAACGACCAAGCCAAGTTGCAGCTTGACGCACAGAACCAGCAGTTGCGGGCGGATCAGTTCCAGCAGCGGTTGGCGGCGCAAGAGCGGCAGACACAGGCACGTATTCAGTCCGCTATGGAGCGTGAATTACTTAAACTTGGCAGAGGAGGCCAGTAAATGAAAAGCGTAGTAAAAATCGTAACGAATAAGCCGGGTGCGGCACCCAAGGCAGTAGAATATGCTGATATCAAGGGTCAGGGCCGCATTCCTTATGGCAAGACCGCGGATGTAACGGTTCCAGTAAATATGGGTCGTGCAACGGCTCGTGGCATGGGCGCTGCCGTAAAGGGTGGCGGCTACAATAGTTGTAGCTAATGCCATTAACGCGGGGTTCAAGTCAGTCCACTATCAGCAAGAACATTAGCAAGCTGATGGACGAGGGCTACAAGCAGAAGCAGGCTATCGCTATTGCTTTGTCAGAGGCAGGTAAGTCAAAGAAGAAAAAACGGAAAAAGGCATAGTTTTTTAGCTTGGGGGCGAAATGATTGCGGAGACTTTAGCAGGAATAGCCCTGTTTAAAAGTGCTGTAGACGGCATAAAAGGAGCGATTGGCACGGCTAATGACGTGTCTGAAATTGCGGGCTATATAGACAAACTTTTTGAAGGCGAAAGGCAGGTTCAAGAACGGCGCAATAAAAAAGCGTCCGCTGCCGGACTAGCCGATCAGTTTGGTGTAGAAACGGTCGCTTCCGAAATCATAGACGCTAAGCTAGCTAAAGAAAAAATGTATGAAATCAGCCAGTTAGTTGACTTACGGTTTGGACCCGGCACTTGGAAATCAATTGTAGACGAGAGAGCTAGACGTATACAGGAGGCAAAAGAAATGGCAGCAGCGGCAAGAAAGAAAAAAATGCAAGAAGCAAAGGAATTTGAGGAAAACATGAAGCAGGTTGTGCTGGTATCAACCGTAGTAGTTTTAAGCTTGGTGTTTTTTGTCTTTTTGTTTTCAATAATGTTATGACCCAGAAGAAGTTAGAAAACAACAGCCGTTATAATAAACACGATCTGGACGGTGACGGTATCGTAACAGACGCGGAACTGGCGCGAGAAAAAGAAATGATTGAAATGGAGCTTCGCGAGGAAAAAAGCGACGCTCAAAAGCGCATGGCTTGGCTTGCTATGGGCAGCATGATTGTATTTAGCATCGTTCTTTTTTTACCGGTTATATCGGACAATCGCGTTAAAGCTTTAGCCGACTTGCTGGGTCTTTTCTACATAGCGCAAGCTGGCGTGGTGGGCGCATACATGGGCACAACAGCGTGGATGAGCAGGAAATAAATTAGATGTTTCAAGCCCTTGTACTAGCTTGTATGATTTTTCAACCAACTGAATGTTGGCAGCTAGAAGATCAGCGAGGGCCGTATAAGTCTTATGAAAAATGCGAAGCTAGGGCTATGGAGATGGCTAGGAGCGTTTATACACACATGGAAGGCTACAGGCCAATATCTTGGAAGTGTCAGGCTTTGCCAAAAGGGAGATTAAGCACATGATGAGTTTACTTGGAAGTTTATTGGGTTTTGGCACAAGTTTCTTGCCGGAAGTGCTAAACTTTTTCAAAGCTGGGCAGGAGCATAAGCAGAAACTAGAAACCATGAAAATGGAAGCCGAGTTGATGGAAAAACGCTCCGCTCTAAAGTTGCAGGAGTTAGATAAACAGGCGGATATAGCTGAAACGAAAGGCATATACGAGCATGACAGATCCATTGATGCGGGAGGTTTTGTTAATGGTTTGCGCGGTTCTGTACGTCCTGTCATAACCTACGCCTTTTTTATGATGTTTGTAGCTACAGAAGCCGTGATCATCGTAAAAGTTTTGGAAAGCGGGGGTGACTGGAAAGATGCTGTAGAGCTTATGTGGTCTCCTGAAACGCAAGGGCTGTTTGCCGCCATCATGTCTTTCTGGTTCGGGAACCGTGCTGTAAGCAAATACATGAAGGGTAAATAATGGAAGCCAGTTTTTTTAAAAGCCTTGAAATGGTGCTTCACCACGAGGGCGGATTTGTTTCTCATCCGGAAGATCCGGGAGGGGCAACAAACAAAGGAATTACGCATAAAACATACGCTGATTTCTTGGGCCGTCCCTTGGAGGACGTTGACGAGTTAAAAAATATCCCAGAAGAACATATCCAAATAATTTACAAAAATGGATACTGGGATAAAGTTAAAGGTGACCAGCTTCCTGCGGGGGTTGATTTCTGCATCTTCGATTGGGCCGTGAACAGCGGGCCGGGAAGGGCGGCTAAAGCCCTTCAGAAGGCCGTAGGAGCCACGCAGGATGGTGCAATTGGTCCCAAGACCCTAGAAGCGGTAGAGGCCGCTGACGCGTCGCAAATCATTGAGGATGTAACAAAAGACCGTGAAGAGTTTTACAAAAGTTTGTCTACTTACAGCACTTTTGGAAAAGGTTGGTTAAGAAGAACAAAAGAAACTCGTGACTTCGCATTAGATATGGTATAAAAACATATCGGATTTAATGCGGAGATATACGAGTGGATGAAATTTACTTTGCTGAAGCCGTTTTCAGGATAATCAAAGAACGGCGTCAAGCAGTTCAAGACTTGTTACTTTATGACAACGTCAAGAACATGGAGCAGTATCGTGAGCTTATGGGGAATTTAAAATCCCTAGATCACGTGGAACAGGAACTCAAGGGCCTGCTAGAGAAACAGGAGCGAAGCAATGACTGAAGCGCAAAAACTTGATTTAAGCGGTGTATCTGAAGGAGTCGCAAACCTCGCCGAAGCATACATCGACGTTACTGACAAAGCATTGGACCCCGAAAAGATTGGGGGTTCTCTTCTAGAACGGATGCCAGACCCGACGGGCTGGCGTTTGCTTATTCTGCCATATCGCGGCAAAGGTAAAACCGATGGCGGTATTTATCTTCCCGACGCCGTTGTGCAGGAGCAGACAATATCCACACAGGTTGGCTACGTCCTAAAGGTGGGCGCGTTAGCTTACAAGGACGCCGAAAAGTTTCCGGTTGGTCCGTGGTGTAAACAAGGGGACTGGGTGATGTTTGCCCGGTATGCCGGGTCTCGTTTCAAGATAGACGGCGGAGAAGTCCGCATTTTGAATGACGACGAGGTTTTAGCCAAAATTCAAGAACCTGAAGATATTTTGCATTTCTAGGAGAAAAAAATGGCCGAAGAAAATTCAAGAGAAGATCAAATCGAATTAGATTTAGACGACGCCCAAGAAACAGAGGTTTCTGTTCCGGGTGACAGCGGAAATGATAACGACGCGGTAGACGCAAGCGGCTCCGAAGATAACTTTGACAAAGCGGATAGTGCCACACAAAAACGCATTGATCGTTTGACTAAGAAAATGCGTGAAGCGGAGCGTCAGCGCGAAGAAGCAATTAGATATGCCCAAGGAGTACAGGCGGAGGCGCAAAACCTAAAAAGCCGCATGGACGCGTTGGACACCAATTATGTCAACGAATACAGTAACCGTGTTGAAACCCAGATGACCGGTGCGGAAGAGAAATTAGCTCGCGCCATTGAAATGGGGGACACTAACGGGGTTGTAGAAGCTCAACGGACAATTACACGTTTGGCTATTGAGAATGACCGTGCTCAACAGGCAAAGGTTCAGCAGGCGCGATATGCTCAACAGCTACAGGCGCAACGCCAAGCTGCGGTAGCTCAACCCATGCCTGCCCAAACCCCTCGTCGGCCTGACCCGAAAGCAGAGCAGTGGGCCCGTCGAAACGACTGGTTTGGCGAAGATGAGGCCATGACTTATGCTGCTTTTGGCATACATAAAAAATTAGTTGAGGACGAAGGGTTTGACCCGCAGTCCGATGACTACTATACTGAACTAGATCGGCGTATGCGGGGCGAGTTTCCGCATAAGCTAAACGGTGGTAGCAAACGGCCCGCTCAGACGGTTGCTTCCGTATCCCGCAATACCTCTGGGCGCAGTAGTGGGAAAAAGGTTAGACTCACCCCTAGCCAAGTCGCAATAGCGAAGAAATTGGGTGTGCCGCTTGAAGAATACGCGAAATACGTGAAGGAGTCGTAGAATGTCTGAAGAACAGAATGGAATGTTTGAAGGTACTGTTAAACGTACTTCTCGCGCAACACAAACTAGGGAGAAAACGGCAAGGCGTAAGCCGTGGGCTCCCCCGTCTATGTTAGATGCACCGCCTGCACCGGATGGGTTCAAGCATCGTTGGATCCGGGCTGAAACCCGTGGTTTTGACGATACGAAGAACGTCAGCGCTAAAATGCGCGAAGGTTGGGAACTGGTTCGTAAGGACGAGTACCCAGACTTTGAGGCCCCGGTAGTTGAATCAGGAAAATACGAAGGTGTGTTTGGAGTAGGTGGACTTGTTCTTGCTCGTATCCCGGTTGAAACCATTGCCGAGCGGACAGCGTACTTTGCACAACGCAGCGCTGACCAAATGGAAGCGGTTGACCATGATATGATGCGTGAGAACGCACATTCAACCATGACGATTAAC